GATACTTAAGTGATTACTCTACGTGACCTACTAACAGTCACTGCTAAACGTTAGTCAGTCGGTGAACCTAAGGTGTATGGTCTCAGGTATTACCTCAGGAGGTCCTAAGGTGGATACCTCAGGTTGTTACTTAAAGAGGGCCAACAGATAGGGACACAGAGACATCAACATATAGTGTCATTAGGTATCCCACACCACCACATATGGTATCACCTAAGGTTTCCCCCATCAGTCCCACCTAAGGTTTAACCTTCGGTTAGGGTGGCCTATGGTTACTTTGGGTGAACTGGAGGGTACCGGGGGGATAACCAAAAGTGTAAACTGTGAGATGTACACTCAGAACTTTATGCAATATTCTTAAAGGTAACCTCAGGTATTCCTCAGGTACGTGCATAGACCCGTAGGTAGACCCAGTGAATCACCTAAGGTTAACTTTAAGTATTGACTGTAGAGGGATGGAGTGGTGTATGCTGATAAGCATCACTACGGAATCCCTAGCGCGTCAGGAAGACCCTAATCGCTACAAGTGAGTAGAGAGCACACGAGAGTCTCCAGTCCACCGAGTTGCTGCTGAGTAACCAGTGAAGCCCCAAGGGCACCAGCAAGTACAAGCAGAAATCGCCAAGTAGTCCTATGGCGCAGTAAGGTTAACAGTAAGCGCATAGGTCCTCCTTGTGTTAGCTCTTAGTGTCTTATAGTTAGAGGGTAGTAATGATAATATCACCCTCTCTCTCATAGAGGATACCTGTAGTGCATAACTATATGAATGAAACTTTAAGTAGTCTTATAGTAAGTCTTTAGGGGTCTCTCCCTATAGTGCTACCTAATTCCAAGTGTCTGTTATGCCTGAAGTTTTCCTAAAGTGGCCTTCCGTGGCCTAATGAATCCCTATTCACTTTTACTGCATAGATTACCATTGGATGAACATAGAGTCATCCCCGTCGTCTTCCCATCGGATGTCCACACCGTTGCTGCTGGTGGCCTTGAATTGGGAGACGTTACTCAGAGGTTTCTCCATGTGGTGCTCCAAGAACTCCTGAAGTACCTCAGCCTCTATCTTCACAGCGTCCTGCTGCATCGTAGAGCGTAGGAACTCGACACCCAGTGCTAACGCATCAAGGCGGTCGTCGTGTGCCACAGCGCCCTTCTCACGGCTCATACGGGTCATCTGGTAGAACAGGCTGTACTTCAGAGCGTGCTTACCGTCTGCATCGCGTGCCGTCTGGTAATCCTGTCGGATGACCTCATCGCGGATGACCAAGCGGTGACTTGCCAGCACAGGCTCAAGGGTATCGCAGATACGGACCTCTTTCATGCCCCGAGCACGAATCTCTTCGAGTTGCGCCGGGTGATGCTTCAGGAGCACAGGCTGGAACACATTGCCGAACATACCGTCACCGAAGTTACTCTCGAAGACCACAGTCTGTACCTGCCACTGTTTGGCTTTCTTAGCGAGGAACTCAAGGGACTTCTCTTCGTAACCACGAGTACCGCCAGCGTCCATCAAGTAGATGTAACCGTTGAGGGTGTACAGTACGCACCAGCCAGTCTCATCCTTACCGCGACCACTGGGGTCAATGACCAGAATCTTACCCTGATACGCACCAGTGTTACTGGAGGCTGTGTGGAATGAGTAAATCTCGTCACCCTTCATGCCAACGTTAGGAAGCTCCTCATTGCGATTCTGACGGTTCGGCAGCCACTGGTAGTGCATTGGGGCCTTGTCCATCTGGAGACCGCACACGATAGCGTCACGGAGGCGTAGCGGGTACTTCTCGGCGTCACTGAGGTTCGGGTTGAGCATGAACTGAAGCGTATAGCCAGCCTTGCCGTATTCCACCTCACGCTCCTGAAGGTCCATAGAGTCGAATCGAACCGGGTCGGTAGGTTGACTGCTGAGGCCCTCTTTATCCTCATCGTACTCGCTACGGAGCATCGGAGCTAGTCGGTCACCATAGTACAGGTCTTCCTCTTTGGAGCGAGGATATTGTGCAGGCCAGATAATGGTGGAGTACCCACGGTTGTCCTCAAGTTCCTTGTAGAGAGTCATCTCGGTCTGAGGGGTGCCCAGATAGATCACACGACTAGTCGGTAGAGGTTTCAACAGTGCGGCGAACTCCTGAACCAACGTCCAGAGTTTCTCACGAGCACCTTGGGTCGCAGAGTTACCGGGAATCTCCACGTCATCCGCAATGATGATATCAGCACGGCTACCAGTAAGCTGACCCGTAATACCCACAGACTTAACTGACGGGCTGTGGTCCGGCTTGGCAGGGCCTACATCAAAGCTAATCACGGAGTCACGCTGACCGGGGCGAGGCTTAAGCTCACTCAGGAAAGGCAACAAGTCGATGATGTTCTTGATGAAGATGGAGTTAGCGTCCGCACGTTCCTTTGAAGCTGAGACAATCAGTATCTTTAACTGCGGGTCTCGCCACAAGGTCCACACTACGAACGCACACGTGATGAACGACTTCCCGATACCACGGAAAGCCTGAAGGATAAACTTCTTGTTCTTTGGGTTCGCCAGACACTTGGCCATGTCGATTTGACACTTGGTCGGTTCCGGCAGGTTCAGCGCCTTCCAGAGCACGAAGAGAAAGGCGACGAAGTCACCCTTCAGTTGCGCAATGATTAAGGCGTTCTTGGCTTGTTGAGAGTTACTCAATGTTCACCTCCTTACCTTGCAGCTTGCGAATGGTGTCCTGTAGGGCCTTCTCTTTAAGGTCGGCCTTCTGGGTTATTGCGATAAGACTTCGAGCAGTTGCTTCGTGTAGTTCGACGGAACCATCAACGAGGCATCGACCGTCTGGTCCTGCGGCGACACTGGTGGGTTTGACTCTGACGCGCAGCCGCTTATTGTCGCTACGCAAATCAGCAATAATCCTATCAGTGCTGCCTTCCAGCCCTTCAAGGTCTGCTTGGTACTTAGCCGATACTGCGTCAATCGCTTTCTGAGTTTCAGCTCTAGCCGTTTGCTTCTTAACGTACCCATTCTGTACTACCTCCTTCCATTTAGCGTCCGTAGATTGCGAACCCAAGTGCCACCCGAAGGCAAACACCATGATAGCCACAAGATACGGGACGATTCTCTTTGTGAACTCCAGCATAATGCCTCCCGTTGTTTCTCAGATTTCACGTAGGAACGCCTAGCGTAGTGCAATGACATCCATAAAGGCACTACATATAGTAGTACCTTGAGTATATCACTGTAGGGTGAACGCATCGTCGTCTGTCAGACCATCCGCACCAACCTTGGAGTTATAAGCCTCCAGACCCTCAGCCAGACCGCCCAAGATGTTAACGTCTGGGGTCAGCTTAGAGATTTGGAACTTGTGCCGCTCCAGTAGTTTACCAATGGCGTTGTACAGCTGAGGGGTTCGCTTCTCGGGATTCTTCAGGTCCATGAGCATCTGCTGAGCCATCTCAGTGTCTAACATTTCGAGGAACTTAATCAGGTCCATATGTCACTCCTTATAAGTCTGGGCGCTCATCCGTCATGAGTCACCTCTGTTTGCTTTCTTCCAGTCAATGATTTTATCGACTACCTTGGCACCAATCTGAACCACTGTGTAGGCGATGGCCGCGACGTAGAACCACTCGTTGAGTGAGAGACCCCAGAAGAGTCTCGCTACGCCGTCAGCCCCAGCGACCCCCGCAATGGGAGCCGCCTTGATAACTTCGTTGTTGAAGTCTAGGGATAACATTTTGCCTCCTTAGGCGTTTAGGTAAACACCGGTAATGGTGTCACTGCACCGAACCAGACCCACGTTCGCCTTCAAGCTGCGGGCGTTGAGACTCAATTGGTAGTTTACATTCTTCGCCACTGAGAACCCGTAGGTTGTGCCTGAAGCATGGCCAGTTGAGAACCCTTGTGGAATCATCAGAGTCGCTGCCAGTGTCTGAGACGTCTCACCATTTACTGCGGAGATGTTCAGCCCCAGAGTGTTCCCGCGTGCCACGTTGAAGTTAGCACTCGCTCCAGTTGGACCACCTGCCCCACTCCAGAGTAACGGCTGGATGTAGGTCGGGCCGGAACTGAGGAACTTGCAGCCGGACGCCTGAACAAACTCTGCAACGTTCAAGTTTGCGTCTGTCACTTCAGTCTGGGAGTATGGACCAACGAACATAACGCCAGTCGCCACCACAGGGATGTCATAGCCGTTACCATAGGTTATATCCGTAGGGTTTCCGGTAAGTGAGTTCCAAGTACCACCAGTCACCGAGAACGTGCTCCGACGGTTTGCACGCTCACCAGTGGTTATCGACTTGTCCACAATCTGTTGCAGACCGCACCCAACCAAGTTATAACGACCACACTGGTTAGTGTACAGAGTGAACGGCGACAGGGAGTGCTCCTCTACGTTCTTAACGTTAACGAGGTTTACGTCAAAGTTAGAGTAATCGTAGGCGCTCAGTGGTCGGGTGAACTCAAGGCCAACCATCGAGCAGTCCTTCACATCAACAAAGTTCGTAGGACGGAATGCCAGAGTGTTCGCGATACCAACCTTCGAGGGGTTGTACGGAGTAACCCTCCAGCCCCGCAGGTCGAACTTCTCGAACGCCGTAGAGTTGAAGTTACAGTCCTCCAGTTTAACCCGCATCGGGTGATACACAGTGAACTGAATACTTGGGGCGGAGATGATAGAGTTGAACCGACGACCAGTCCGCTTGAACGGGCAGTGCAGTCCCTCAACGATTACCTCCTTGAAGCCCCACGGCGTAACAGGAGAGGACTCGGGGATATACGCAAGGGATGCGTTGAAGGAGTATGCAGAGACCAGCGCCACTGGGTGTCCAGATGCTGCCTCGAATGCGGAAGCCTCGCCGACGATTGTCAGGTCCTTAATGTACAGACCACCATCATGGAACCCGCCAAAGTCACCACGAGCGTTAATGATGCCCTCGTGCTCTCGGTAGCCGCCATGTGCCGAATCGTCCAAATCGACCGTGACGCGCTCCAAGTACATATCACCCATGCCTGAAGCATTGATACCCCAAGTACCCAAGCGGGTGTCCAGAACCTTCAGGTACCCCATGTAAGGGTCGTGCATATCCACCCTGTTAAGGTTACAGTCACGATAGGTTATGTTGGTAGAGCGCTGTCCGCCAACCACACCCCAACCGTATCCCTGAGAGTTGAAGTTCTCAAACACAGCGTCAGCGATGTCGTTGAAGTTCAGGGTGTAGGAGTAGACGAGTGAGTTATTGGAATCCACCGCAAAGGCCGGATACGGGTCGAAGAAGTCGTACGCCTTGAAGGCTGCACAGTAGTTGAGGCTGATTATTACCGGACTCTTTGACACATCCTTAAGTGGGCGGTTGGAGATTGAGCCACCTTGCATAATGAACCGGGTGTTGTTCAGTACGCGAATCACACCGTTGTTTGCGGGGCCGTTACCAAAGTCCAGATTAGGCAGACGATAGTAGACAATCTTCGTTCGCGGGGTGACCGCCGTTATCTTCGTGATAGCCGATACGCCATACTTAAGGTTGTCGCTCAGTTTCCCACGGTTTGACAGGTAGGTGTTCGTCCACCAATACTTCGCGGTTCCTCGGGAGTAGTAAAGTACATCAGCGCCCTCCATGAACAGGAACTTCCCATTCAGCTCGGTAGAGTTCACCAGACCTTCCAAAACCCCTGAACCAGCGGTTCGCCCACCAGCCGCATTGATGGCCTGAACGATAGGACTGGTTGGCCCGTAAACCGTTGTGGAGTCCTTCTGGGTCAGCGCGAAGTACCCAGAGAAACCCGCAGCCAACTTCAGCGTCACCCCGTTGAGGTCAAGAGAGTTGTACACAGGCCACACAGGGTTCCCAGACACTAGGTATGTCCCATCGTTCTGCTTAATGTCCAGCCCGAGGTCATTGGCCACAACACATGCTGCCATAATGTCAGCTGTGACATCCTTTGAGCCATCCTTCACGATGTCGAATGAGTCGAACGTCAGCCAATTAATGGCGTCCTGAACGGTACCGCCCTGCTTGAGACCGACGCGCTCAGCTCCCGATGGTCCAGCCAAAAGTACACCGAGGGCCTTGGAGGAACTATCCACCCACGCCGTTTCGGAAATACCTCCTGTAGACTCTGGGGTAGAGTTCTCGGGGACAACCTTAGGCAGAGTACCAGCCCATGTATAGCACTTACGGCCACTTATGGACCACAGTGCTTGAGTTCTGGTAGCAATGGTTGCACCAGTCTCGAAGCTACCGTCAACAAGCGTGATTCCGATGTCACCTAAAACTCGCGCCCAAAGGCCCCGGATGTTATCTGCCACACTGTCAGGGATGGTGGTCACGACGTCAGCGACTATCTTGTTGAGCTGCTGAACGGTTACTGCATCGGTATTGTCAACACCTGCTGCTACATTCTTTATCTGCAAGCCTTTAGCGTCAAAGTAGCTAAGTTGACCAATGCTCAGGGATGTGCTGAATAAGTCACGAGCCTCCTCTGCGATGTGTGCAGACTGTAGAGCGGACACGTTAAGGTCGGTCGCGCGGAGAACGGACCCATCGCTGAAGTCCACGACCATCTCGGATGCAGAGGTGAAGCGTCGAATCTCTACACGACTATACCCATCGGTACTTACCAGCAGCTTGACGCGCGTTCTGGAGACGTAACGGTAATCTGTGATGTTATCCAGTAAGATGCGCTGGGTATCCGATACGAGAGACACACGGACAAACTTACGCGACAGGTAGTCAAAGGGGATATCGTATTCGTCACCGCTGGTGGGGTATTGGATGATTGTTTTAGTATCTTGGTCCATTGTGGCCTCCTTAAGTTGAATGTGAAGGGAAACCGCGCGGGTCTCCCTATAGTGCTACCTAATTAGTTAGGTTTCGGCTGCTGTTTGATGGTCACACCATTGGCCTCATAGATTTTCATAACGAGCTGCTGGGTCAGTGGGTCGTTCGGTACAAGCTCCTTGGTGGAGTTCATAAGGCCAGTCATATAGTCACGCTCAGTAGGCTTGTTAGGTGCCGTTACAACACCGTAGGCGTTCTTAGCGGTAGCAATAACGTTCCCTACGTAACCCAGAGCCGGGACCTGAGACCCCAAGTTACCCGCAAGATTACTGGACTCTGCCCGACCTTTGGACGCTCCATCTTTCTTCTGGAACTGTTCCTCCTTAGGTAAGATGGTGGAGCGCAGCATGTTGGCATCTTGGAACCCAGCGGCACCAGCAATCATTGACGCTATGGACAATGGTGCACCAGTGTGGGAACTTCGAGTCAACGCTGCGTAGCCCAGCATGGTCGGGTTCAGTGCTTTCTTCAGGTAGTCCTTACGCTGAGACTCTTGGAGACCGTAAGCCTTCACGTGAGCCTGCATCGCAAAGTAGGTCCCTGCGATACCCAGTGACAACACGTGGGTCAACGCCATGTCGATAGCGCGGTTGTTCTTGTAGCCCTCATAGAAGGACCGAATGAACTTAGCGTTGAGTGACTTGATGGTGAAGTTCTTGAACTGCATTGCCATCTTGACACCAGCACCATACGCCTTGGAGTCCTGCTGGGATACCTTGTGGGGTCTCAGCACGGTCTCGTCGGCAACCTTATCGGCAAGACGCCACAGGTCCATCGCTCTCGGGTCTTGACTGAACGCCTTCTTGTCCTTGATGGTGAACTTGCCGTTGGCGTCACGAGTCGCATGGTCAACAAAGAGTTGCTTGATTCCCTTCCACTGCTCAGGACTGATAGAGGCAGCTTTGAGGAAGTTCTCCCTGCCGAACTTAGAACCCTTACCGCCGAGGGCGGCACCAGCCACATCACCCAGCACGCCCTGACGGGCAGTGTCCAGAATGTAGTTTGCCGTACCGTTCAGCATCTTGGTCCAAGGAGAACGCGCTGACAGCTCCTGAGTGCCGAACTTAATGGTACCAATGACTGACGCCATGGCTCCACTGGTATCGGAAGCCTCACGGATTCGCTGTACGATGTCCTCACGCCCCGGACGGATTAACTGGTCTAGTTCCTTACCGAACAGTGCCCCATGGAGCTCACGAAGTTCACTACCGGACACCGGAGAGGTTCTGGTCGCTAGGTCCCGCAACGTTGGGATACCGTGGAGCATGGCCTTAACGTTACCCTTGGCCAACATCCCAGCAATCTCTGTGAGGTTCTGCGGCCCCATGTAGAAGTTCTTAGCGAAGAACGCTAAGTCATTCAGGGTACGCATGGCGGTCTCAAAGGCCGTATCGTTGTTACGGCGAGCACGACCAGTGAGAATCTTAACGGTGTCCTTCAGAGCTTCCACTTCGCCCTTCAGTTGTCCCTTGCGTTCGGCCCTCTTGTCTAACGCCATGATTTCGTCCTTGAGCTGCTTCGTGGTCTTCCCACTACCACCCATGATGGAGATATCACCGTTAACTCGGCGGTCGTACGCTGGGATAATCCGAGACATGTCGAAGTCCCTCAGGTCGTTGACACTGAAGGTGGAGCCGTCCGGTAAGGTAACTGGGAGGTCGCTGTCGAACATGTTACGGGCTTCGAGGAACGAGTTGTTCTCAATACCAACAAGACCAGTGATGTTCTCATCAATGATGCTGGATGCAGTGAAGTCCTCAGTGTGGCTAATGCCGTACGCCTTATCCATGGCGTGCTTCTGGACCACCTCAGGTGTCACTTGGTCAACCGACTTGTAGCCGTTGAGTTCCATCAGGTACTCATCGACACGTGCCTTGACCTCAGGTCGCACTCGGTAACTGGTAAGCCAGCTCTGAGCGATTGCCTGTTGGAGTCCTTCAGGTCCACCCAGCTTCTGAATCATCAGCTCCTTAGCACCCCTGTCGTACACGTTAGGAACGTAGGTACCCTTGTGTCGACTACCGGGGAAGATGCTCACGGCGTTAGCGTTACCGAAGATACCCGGCTGTTCCATCAGTTCACGCTTGGTGTCGAAGTGCTCCTTCAGCAGGCCCATAACCTCACGTTCACCTTTGGTCAAATCAGCCTGTAACTCTGGACGCTCAATCGCCAAGGCCGCACGCTTGTAGACTTCCTGACGGATGGCTCTGCGTGACATCTTCTGCTCACCCACGGAGAACTCTGGGTCCTTCATGGCACGGTCAACAGCGTCATACAGTTGGTTATACATCCGCTGGTCAGTCGCATGGAGCCGCTCATGGATGTCCGAAGCGGTCGCACCGAACTTACCACTAGACCCGGATTGCATCCCTGTTGGAGAGCGCACGAGGTCCTGAGCGATTGCACGAACACCAGCATCCTTGGACCCTAATGTCTTCAGGCCAATCTCAGTGAACCCACCGAGTTTGATACCGGGAGCTGCACGCTCTGGGTCAATCTCTGCGAAGTCACGTTGAGTCCTCGGGTTAAGCGGGTTGGTATCACTAAGGATAGAACCATTGGCCAGAACCACTGCGCCCTCTTCGGTCGGGTGGTCGGCAAACGGAACACCTCTGTGGTCCTGCTCGAACGCGAAGTTCTCTGGAGGTAGCGTCGAGGTGTCGTGACCACCAGTGTTGATGGCAGTCTCTCGTGCTTCCATACGAAGTGCTGGACCAGCGAACTCATTCACAGAGTCTACTCCACGTGCCTTACGGATACCTGCGGCCACAGCGTCACTAAGGGCAGACATGCCTGCACCGAACAGTAACCCACCGAGTGCCGCATCAGCGTAGTGAGCTTCGCCACCAGCTACCGACGTACGGATTCCCTCAGAGGCAACGCTGAGTGCCCCAGCCTGTGCGCCTACTCGCAGGGCCTTATTGACCACCTTGAGTCCCTTCCCTGCCACACCGACCAGAGGCACATAGCTTAATGGGTCAACACCAGCACCAACGATACCAGCAGCGAGTTTCGCACCAGTACCAGCCTCAGTGGCCCGTTGGTCGGCCTCGAAGTTATCCTTGGCCAGCTTAATGAGTGCGTCCCAGTTCTCACCGTCACCACCAGTCACCACACCGTAGTAACTCGGAGGCAACCCGGAGTCTCGCAGCTTCTGCAAGTCTTCCTTAGAGGGGACGTACGAGTTCCAGCGAGTAGGGGTCATCGTGTCCTTGAACACATCGTACCCATCGTCCACTCTGGCAGCACGGAAGGCCACACCCAACGTGGAGTTCTGAAGTTGAGCCTCAGCAGCATCACCGAAGCCGAAGAAGGTGGACCGAGCGTTGTACTCATCGAGGGTCGTCCCGGTCTTCTCCCAGAAGTCCTTAGCGTACGGAGTGTTTGGAGCTTCCTGCGCTACACCCTCAACGTCGAACCCATGGGACTCCGGCAGTTCGGTACCTACCTTGCCAGTCTTAGAGATGCCCTTGAAGGCATCCTCTGCGGGAATCCCTTTACCCTTTGGGGTGATACCGCCGAACGCTTCCAGTGCGCCCGAGTTCGGGCTCTTGGCCACATCCAGCAGCTTGCGCATGTAGTTACGGCCTTCCTCAGAGATAGACCCGAAGTCCCCCTTGTCGTACGATTGGAGCTGAGGGGAACCTGCTGGGCCTTCCCCTTGGTTATACGCTAGGGCTGCTTTCAGCTCATCCCCGTTGTACTTCTTAACGAGACTGGCAAGCAACTTAGCGCCAGCGTCAATGGCTAACTCTGGGTTGTATCGCCCATCGTCATCACCATCGGTCACGTTAAGGCCCATAGCGCGGGCCGTGTTGCGGGTGAATTGCATGATTCCTTTAGGGCCAGTCTTAGAGACGGCCTTGGGGTTGAAGGATGATTCGTTAAACGATAACTTACGCAGGAGGTCATAGGAGACCCCATGAGAGTCTGCTGCCTTCTGGAAGATGCCATCGTAATCGCTAGGTTTAGACTTATCGTAGCTCATGTTGTCTCCTTAATGGTTATTGGTCGCCACCTCCATAGATGAACTTCGGAGTGGCTTTACGTTTCGCACGGACACGCTCACCAGCTGCCTTACGGGCCTGAGTGGCTGCGGAGATAGGTGCACGCTTGGTTGCTTCCTTCAGTGCCTTCTCTTCGGCTTCCTTGGCCAGTCGCTGCTGCTGTTCCTGATAGGTGCGAGTCAGTAGCTCCTTGTCGTAGCGGATGCGTACAGTACCAGTGGTGTCCATCATGTAGATAGAGTCACCCTGCTGGTACATCGTCAGCTGCTTGTTGGTCACCCAAGGGTTAGCCGCGATGATTCCCTTACGGGCTTCTTCGAGGATGTCTCGACCCTGCTCCCAGCTCTTGGGGTCGTCACTGACCTGTAGGATGTTCTTCGGGATAATACCAATGGTATCACCATCCACGTCATCACCTTTGAAAGTCACAGTGGATTCCTTGAGGAACTTGTCGACCTGCTGCATAGCCATGTCGCTGTTACCTGTCCGGTATTTGACGCTGTCGTAAATCTTACGGGCCATGCCATCCAGACTAGCCGGAATGCGGGACAGCTCGGGAGACTCTGAGTTGTTCTTCAGGGACGCCCACGCCTTATCATCCTCGTACTGCATCTCTTTGGTGAGACTGCGACGTGAGCGGTCAGCGTCGATGAGAATCTGCGGGTCAATGCCCTGCTTATCCATCATGTCCATCGTCAGGAACAGGTCCGCCTTGTCAGGGTACAGCGCGGCGAAGAGGTCCGGGTCGGTGTTACGCATGGTGCGCAGTTTGTTCAACGCCGTGGTATCCTCAGGTAACTTACCGTTAATCACAGCGGCAGACCATTCAGACCCAGCGTCGGTGACCATCTGGCCCACAACAGTGCGGAAAGCTCCACCATCTGAGTCTGCCCGTAGGTAGCTCAGCTTCATGCGGTCCTTCTGTTGCTCTGTGAGCTGCATCTGGTCAATCTCTGCCAGCTTACCATTGGCGTAGTTCACCATGTCACTGTGCGTGAACTCTCCGGTGTTCTCGTTGGTCGGCATGTCCTTGTAGCTGGTGGACACGTACTGACCGCTGATACGCTTGGTGAACTGCTGGTCGATGACCTGATTCTTGTTGATTGTCTTCTGACGCTTGTCCATCTCTTTGGCCGCTGCTTGGGCCTCCTGACGGAAACGGGCCTGCATCTGCTCCTCAGCCTGAATCAAGCGCTCTCGCTCTGGGGTCATCTGCTCACCGGGCTGTAGACGGTCGAGTTCAGCCTTGGCACCCTGAAGCATCTCCCAGCCCTTGCTGGTGTCGTCTTGGTTCAACGCGCTGGTAATCCCAAGGCGGAAACCTTCGGACAACTTAGCATCATTATCGAACTGAGTGGACTGGGCCTTGACCATCAGGGCGTTCCATTGCTCCTCTCCCATCAGCTCCTTATAGGTCGTGGTCTTCCCGTTAAGGGTGACCGGGCGGCCCTCAAGGCTCTGGAGGAAGTTGGTAGCACCCGGACGCTGAATGACGTCGTTAAGGGACCCGATGATTACCTGCTGCGCCTGAGCGTCGCTAGGGATACTCCCGGTCTTAATCGCGTTGTCGATGTAGCGCTGGAAGAACTCACCGGACTCTGGACGTGCCAAAACGGCTGGGTCTTTAAGGACACCGGACAGTTCCACCTTCGAGGCCAGTATGGCACCCTTCTGGGCCTGCTCACTAAGGAACGCATCATGCTTGCCATACAGTGAGATGTTACGCTCGGTGATGTTCGCGTTGAACCCTCTCTGGAACTCAGAGTCCTCAGGGTTAATCATGAACTGTTCAGCGAACTCGTTGGCACCTTCGGTCAACCGTTTGTGGCGATACTCTTCCATCTCAGTACGAGTACGGAACTCACCGTTCTGAACCTTCTGCACCACTTCGTCGTCAATGAGGAATGCAGCGTTACGGCCAGTCTTGAACCGTAGGGCCTCCATAGCGTACGGGTCATCCTGATACAGCAGGGTCCCGTTCTTGATTGCCTCCCGGCGCTGCTCCGGGGTCAACTTACGGATAATCTCATCGGACCGCTCCTCAGCTTTATCTCGCTGGCGCTTATCGTATGCATCCGCTGCCTCGCCCATCGCTGCACCAAACTTCGCCAAGGACTGCACTAGGTTGGACTGACGGACACCTTCCTGTTGAATGGTTACTGGGCGATACTGCATTGACGCTGAGCCACCTCGGATGCGGGTAGACCCGGCCTGTGGTAGTTGGCCCAACGCTTGTTCTAATTTACTAGCCATTACTTACCTCCTACCTTAGTGCCTTTGGCCTGACTAATTGGGGCCTTGGTGGACTTGCTGTCGAACGCGCCAGAAGCATATGCGGATGCTGCCTGCGAACCCATCAGTGCCAGAGGGTCGAGCACCTGTTCCAGTTTGGATTTACCTTTGGTCTCAGCCTTCTGCATGGTCTTAACTTGGTCGATAGTCGACTCAGAGTTACCAAGCTGCTGAGCGAACAGTGACGCATAGTCTCGACGATAGTTATCGGTGACCGCGTTGGCATCCCGAATGAACTTGCCCTCCTCGATTCTACTGATACGTTCCATGCTGGCTCCCTCAAGGTTTCCCTCTCCGATTGCTGCACGGATTGTACCCATGGCCTGAACCTTGTCGAGATTCTTAGCGGTCAAGTCCGCTGCGGCCTCTTCCAGCTTCTGCTTCTGCTCAAGGCTCGCGTTGGCGTTCTGAATGTTTGACTCTTTAATCATCTGGGCAGACTGTCGGCGCATCTGGTCATTCTGAAGGCCAATCATCTTGGCTTCATTACGTGACTGACCGATGGCTTGTACTGCCGTCATTGCAATTGGTATTGCGGCTACCCAACACATTATTCACCTCCTAGGTATCTCAAGGCACCTCGGATGAACTCTGGGTTATCCTCCAGTAGACCGATTGCCCTATTACAGTTTGCACATAGTATTCCCCTAATGGCCCCAGTGGCGTGACAGTGGTCTACACACATATACTTCCCACGGTGAGGGACGTTACGCTTGCAGATAGCACACACTCCGCCCTGAGCCTTAAGAAGCTCCTCATACCCAGTTTGGCCGATGCCGTAAGCCTTTCGAAGTTTGACATCTCTGTCTGTCTCTGGACGATACCGAGAGTTGACACACTGCTTACACCACGATACCTTCTTGCCTCCACGGCGGTTATGGTATTCATCAAGAGGCTTTACCTCATGACATTTAGTACATTCTTTCACGTTACCTCCTCCTCGTTATGGTGAACAGTTGGAACTTCCCACCCTGAGTGTACTCCTCGTGGAATACAGCACCGATGGACTTAAGGAACCGCTTGTGGGGACCATTACCGACCCACACGAAGTTCCACAGGGATGGATAAACATTTAATAACATGTCCCTGTACTCCATGATTCTCTCACGGAACTCCAGCTTGCCAGCCCTGTCGAGTCTCCACACTTGGTCACTCGTGACGAACCAGCACTGGTCTCCGCAGTGTCCACCTATAGCCAAAGGAAAACCATCGTGGTCTAACGTGACACACTCAGTAACCGCTGGGAACGATGGTTCTATACCCATGGCCTGTGCCTCAAGTACGTCATGGTAGGCCGGGATGAATAACTCGAAGTCATTACTTACAGTGTTTCTTATGTACATGCTTTAAGTCCCCTCTTAGTGTGGTCTCCCTATAGTGCTACCTAATTGAGCAACACCACAGGGAGACGTTCAGTTAAATACCGATGGCGCGGTTGGTATAGTTACCCTCCCAGCCACACCCAATGATTGACACTGGGGAAGCGTTGAAGGAACTCAAGGACACCTTCTGATACAGTGCGTTACCTGTCACCGGGAAACGATACTGACCAGTGGTCGTGGCCTTCTGGCCCAGACGTAGACCATTAGAACCCACTCTGGCGTTTACCAGATAGTTGAACTCTCGGCTACCGTTATCGACGCTCACAGTGAACGCACCAGTGTCCTGATAGTTCACCCAAGCTCTACGCAGCTGTAGACGACCAGAGTCCATCGTCGACGTTGTCCCATCATTCTGCTCCTGCTTGATGAGGAACCGACTGAACACATACTGGAAGTCGTAAAGGAACCCAATGACAATATCCTTACCGGAAATGTCACCGCTAATGCGGACGTCTGGGGTTGAATCCCAAGAGGAACCCGTAGGCTCGTACTCGGTGATTTTACCGTCACTCTCGCAGATTGCCACGGTACCCTTAGAGAACGACGCACCGTAGATGTCCTTGACGTTCACTACCGTCTGGTTCGTCTCAATGTCATACGCAGTCTCTGAGATGTGGTATGACCGCTTGGCGTCCACGTGGAATCGGTAAGGCTCGAACGGAAAGTCCGTAGAGTTCTTCTTAAAGTCCACCGCAGCTATCCACACGTTGTAGGCATTCCGCATCAGCATGTACATCGTCGAGTTGATACAGTTTGCGGCCATCACCTCAACACCGCCCCCGAAGTCCCAGTGCGCCCACGACTGCTGCCGGATGTTCTCATCCATGTAGAGGAACTTGTAGATGAACACCTTGCTGGGAGCGCCCTTGGTCAGTACACACGCGAAGTTCTCCGTACCAGACCCGTTTATGCTATACACACCGTTCGGGATGTAGTTCGGTACGTGAGCCGTCGTGTCCTCTGCGTTCTTCACAGAGCTTACATCCTGTACCGCGTAGTAGCGCATGATGGACGTAAAGGAGCTGCGAGGAGACGCGTAGTAGATGTTCCTGCCGATACCATAAGGACGGGCGCGGTCTGACACGTCGAACTGGGTGGTCAGGTCCAGCTGTGCGGTCTTAGCGGATAACACACCGTTGGCCGACAGGACGAACTGTGCCTCATCAGTCCACAGTAGAAGCTCCTCAGCGAAGCTCACAGCGTACTTCAGGACAGACACCCGGTTATGACTCACGGCAACATCCAGTGGGTCATCGTCCGTGTAGTTGGCCACTGACGGTGGATAGAACTCGAAGTATTTACTGGTACGGGACATCACAATGTTCTCCCCAGAGATGAACCCTAAGCGGTTCCTAAAGAAGAACACGTCGGTTATCGTCGAGTTCACAAAGGAAGGCTGAGGGTTGGTATCTTCGTCGCCAGCTCGGCGGTCCTTCCACTCGTGATACCCTAGGTCAAAGTTACCATCAGCTGCGCGAACAAGTGTCCAAGGCATAGTGGTATAATCCAGCCCTATCGAGATGTTCCATCCAACAGTTTCCTTCCAGACCTTCTGGCTCTTGTCGTACTTAACGTAATACTGGTCGGCGGTCTTGGATGTGTCCCCGACAATCTTCACCATGTAGCCATCAGGTGCGTTCAGGGGTAACTTAGAGAAGCTCTGGACGTAATGAGTGACTGGGTTAATCAGCTGGTCTGCGTAGCCATCCTTTGTCTCGAATATGTCAATGGCGGTATTAGCAGGAGCAACGCAGTGAATGAACCCTGTTCCAACGTTGAACGTCCACGTAGGGTGTGCCGTTCTGAGAAGGGTCGCTAGGGCCTCAGCGATAGCCTGTGCGTCTACCTTCGGTGGGTCATCCTTAGCGTTGTCACCCGGAGGGAGCTGGTGGCTAACCCACACGCCGTTAATGTTCACTTCGAGCTTTCGCCCGTACTGACCACCGCGAACGTTAATGAGGGCGTCCACGTTATCCCTGAAGGTACCACCGTTGGTCAAGTTCTGACTCTCTCGGACCTGTCTGGTACGGTTCACGATGAACGTGTAGTCAGCCACAGTGACCATCCGCAAGTTATCCTTAGGGTTATTGACGGTCACGTATGAGCGGTCTCCTCGGACCTGATACTCATAGCCGGACAGGTCAAATACCCGAACGTCATTCCCTGTGAACACAGCGTAATACTGCTCATATTCATCGCGGTTGATGAGGTGGATGTAGGGGTCTTCCCCAAGATAACCACGGCCTCCTAAGGACTTGATGAACACCATAGGTGGTCGCTTCTGGAGACCCTCAGTCTCGGAGGACCAACCGTTGACCTGAAGCGAACCCTGCTCGGGGTACCGTAGGATTTCAGGCTGCTGGCTAATTCCTCCCTTAAGATTCTTTATGCTTTGGCTCACGAGACTCATGATGCTCCTCCCAAATAATCAATTAGACGTTTAATCCTCGCTGGGTCGTCCTCAAGAAACCCTAGGGATTTGTTACAGGCGTGACAAAGAAGTCCTCGGACCTTCCCGGTTGTGTGGCAGTGGTCTACGCAAAGGTGCTTAAACCGACCACTTGGCCCCTTACGGCAAATCCTACAGACACCGCCCTGCTCCTCAAGCATTCGGCCAAACTCCTCTGAAGTGATTCCGTAGGTGTTCTTGAGTATCCACTCCCGGTGACTTGACCTACACTGGGCGCTGGTAGGTTTCCCACGCTTACCTGACTTTCTGCAGTCCTTGCATTGTGATTGTCCGCTTTGGCGTCCAGAGGACTTACCATACTCTGATAAGGGCTTCCACTCGGAGCACTTAGAGCACTCCTTCTCCCCGTTGACAATCGGCTTTCGTTTATTGGCCATTTGGCCCTCCTTATGCGGTTGATGATTAACGTCCGATGATTCCACCAACAAAGCTATCGCCATCAATCATATTGTATTGCCCGAAGTCCATCTCGTACTCGTTGCACGCCATCCGTGCTTCCATCTCTTCCTGTGCCAGCGAGTTCTCTACGTCCTCCGCTCCGAAGAACCTAGAGTTGAACTGGCGGCTGGCCTTGGTGACAATCCACTGGCGGAAACACTCAGGCATCTCGTCGTAGTCCTGAAGGGTAATCAGGGTCACGGTGATTGGTCCAGAGAAGGTATCCGTGCCTGTGGATTTATCATACACCCAGCCACCACGGTTAACGTACTGACCGCCTAGGATGGACAGGTAGGCTGGACGGAATGGGATTAGCCCAGTGCTGGCATCAGGGGTCAGTGTGGCCGACTCGTTGATGTTAAAGGCCCAACCTTTAGACTGAATCTGGCGGTTAATCCTGTTGAGGATACGACGAGCGTTCGCCACGTCTGCACTACCATCTTCGTCAAGTGTGGTCACAGGAGATTCACCGATGGCTGCGAGCATCTCGTTGACTGCATCCAGCTCAGCGGCAGACCCAAAGTAAGCATCTTGCATGTTCATATTATAAGCTCCTAACGAAAAAACCCCTCAGAGACCGTGAGTGGTCCCCAAGGGGTTTGGCTTATTGTTCCATCGACTTAAGTGCCTTGTTACGTGCACGTGTGATTGCGGCCTTCTGCTGAGGCGTGAGAGCTACTTCTTCCGGTTCACTCTCAACGGTTGCACTAAAGGCTGCTACTCTTAAGTCGACGCTTTGAAAACCAGCGCACCCGCAGATTCTGGGCGCAGACCACCGTGTCCCATCGCGTACTTAGCGACAATCTGGTCAGCCTGATACTCAGTGCGGCGAGCACGTTCCAGAGCGAGGTCTTTCAGCTTGACGGTACCAACAGCGGAACGGTGCTGGAACAGGCCCACAACGTTCTCTTTGTTGACTTTACCGCCAGTTTCCGGGAAGGCGTGCTTCTGGTTTGTCGCTTCTGCGCCTTCATCCGGGCGGTCATCGCCAGCACCACCAGCGGTCAGGTGCGGAACCTCGACGACTTCGAAGCCCATCACGTTGCGGATAGAACCACGCTCAGGGTCAATCAGAGCCGCATAGTTCGCAGCGTTAGGCATCAGAGCCGCCAGAATCGCAGAGTACATGTCCGGGGTGGTGTAGAACGTACGGTCGTTAGCCGGGACGTAGTTCTTGGTCAGAGCCGCACGAGCAATGGTCAGCTGCGCGATAACCGCTTGGCCCAGTTTAACCGGGTCGGTCAGGTCAGCCTTAGCGCCAACTTCCAGCAGGGACGGTTTGCCCAGACCCGCGATGTTCTCGTTGACGGAATCCGCGAGGTTAACCAGACCAGCCAGCTCAGCCAGTACCGCACCATCAGCTGCCATCGCCAGAGATTCACCAATCTGAGAGGTGTACTCGGAGCGAACGTCATAGTGATTCATCGCGTCTTCGATGTCGTAAATCAGCACGTCCGCAGTCAGCAGGCCATCAATGTTAATGGTCTTCTCGGTGTGCTTGATATCTTTACGTTTGTCATCCAGAGACTCGCCCGGTTGCAGGTAAGCAGCCTTGGTGCGACCAATCACAGGGAACTGTGCGGACTTACCGGAGCTGATTTGACGCTGCATGTGACGGTTGGTGGTCACAGAGGTACGAGCGAATGCGGTCAGGACTTCACCGCCGAATACTTTCAGGAATAGCGCCAGCTTGTCTGCTGCGGATTGACCTTTACCTTGGTTAGTACCGAGCTGCTGTCCACCTTGCATTTTAGCCATGTTGAATCTCCTTATGTTGTTTATACGAAATGTTTTGAGGTACTACTTGAAACGAGGTGATACTCATTGTGTAACTCGAAGGGCACTCTACAGCCCAGCCTCGGCAGCCCGATGCCAAATCAGTATTATCTGAACTGGTGACCGCCAAACTGTAGATTCCATCTCTCCCTATAGTGCTACCTAATTAAAACTTAGAGTCGATAACCTTCTGTTCCACTTCACGACGGTACTTAGAGTCGGTGCGGTAACGTGGGTCAGACATAGCTTTAATCATCTCAGCCTGAGACTCGAAGCCTTCGGCCTTGCGGGCCACAGGTTTCGCTGGGGTAGCACGCTTGGCAATAGAGCGTTCAGCTTTCTTACCAAAGGTTTTATCACGAGACTGTCCCGCTAGGTTCAGAATCGTCTTCATGGTGGCTACATCACGAGACTCAAAAGCCTTGATGAGCGCCTCAGCACCCTCAGGGTTATTGGTCTTCATGTGACCGTATACCTGCTGGAAGCGCTCGCGTCCACCCACGAAGTCCATCACTTTCTCGACGTACTGGTTGACCAGAGCTTCCTGACCACGAATGTACGCATCGACGAACGCCTTACTGTAGCCAGCCTCGGCCAACTCTCGGTAAGACTCCTCGGACAGACTGTCTTCGTTCTGGTACTCCTGCTGAATACGGGTCACAGCATCCTGTGAGAGACCGCGTTCGATTGCAGTAGCAACCATGTCGTTAAAGCCAGCTTCGTGTTCTTCCAGCTGCTGAGAGGCTTCGTTGATGTCAGCCGGAGTTTCACCAATAGGTTTGAACTCTTCAGGTTCACCATCGTCGGTTACTTCCTCCGGCTGAATCTCTTCGTCGCCCTGCTGTTCTTCCTCTTCGGTAACCTCTTCTTCAGGGTCGTCACCGTCAGCGGAGATGCGGACCTGCATACGGCCCTCTTCAGGTTCACCGAACGGGTCCACATCGGAGCCATACGGGTCATCACTGTTGGTGTTCAGCTCGATTGCATCATCGCCATCACGGGCAGCAACATCAAGAGCCAACATGTTTTCTTGGTGCTCCTCCAGTGTACTACCAGTCAGTACAGCACTGTTGACACCGAAGGATGCATATACGTCTGCGTTAGATTCGCCAGCCATTTCAATCTCCTTAAAGTTAAGACTAAGAGGGAAACACGAAGGACTCGAACCTTCTGACCAGACCTCATTCAATCTGGATGTGTCTCCCTATAGTGCTACCTAATTACATGCCCGGTTGCATACCGACTGAATCAGCCGCTGCGGCCATCGCTTCAGGACTTGCAGTAGCCTGTGCGGCCATCCCCTGACCCAACGCTGCGGCCCCTTGCTGTGTAGCAATCTGAGCACCCTGCTGTGCCATAAGGGCGTTCTTCTGCTCCTGAGTGAGAAGCATACCAGCTGTGTCGAGACCGATAGCGTTAGCGATGCGTAACTTGAGGTTAGCCAAGTTGAGGTCGTCATCACCTTCGAGGGCCTTAAGTGCTGACCATGCGTTTATGCAGCGCTCCAGCTTGTCAAGGTCCTGCCCGCGTCCGATAGCCTCAAGGCCAGTGCTGATAGTCGGCTCGACGGCCTCTTTAGGTAACTCCGGGATTTGCTGCGTGGCTTGTAGTTGCTTCAAGAGCACTCTTACCAGAGGCAGCTGGAGTTCCTGCGAGAGAATCGAGTAGACACCGCCAAGGGTATCTTCCAGCTCTGACGCCACGTACCGAATCTCTTCGGCGGTGACTCGCTCGCCCGTACGTTGTACCGCACTGTTGAGCATAAAGGCATACGAGAGGCGAGCCTCAATGGTATCGCTCACGTTCTTCGCCACGGTAAAGTCACCGGACTTCTCCAGCTGGAGGAACTCAATGTCCTGCTTACGGCCCGGTACGAACGCACCAGACTGTGCTGCCGTGAGTCGGCGGACCTGAGTGATACCTGCCGGGTCTACCAGACCGATAACCTTAGCGGTAATCATGGCCATCTTCACGATGGACTCTTGGAGGTTCTCTAGGGACTTGAGGTCGCCCAGATACTCTTCCACGTAGGAACGACCGTAGGATTCACCGTCGATGCGGACCATGCGGACCGGAATGTACGGACACTCTTCGAGTGGGTACTCGGCTTCGCTGCCCGGAACCACCGCTTCGGCAACCTCTTCGTACTTCGAGTAGCCATCCCCGGCTTCGTTCAGGTACACGTGGGTGTAGACGTCAATCTCAGCGTCTTCCTTCTGCTCGCCTTGGGCTGCTTCCACTTGGCTGCGGACATCCTCAGGGAGAGCGTTGAACGCAATCTTGTCGAGAGTGACAATCTGGAGTACGTTACCGAAGGCGTCTCGCTGGACCACATACGAGTTCAGTCGATAGAGCTTCATCGGGGTATAACCCTCAGGCTCCGGTAGGTACAGCAGCGCATTCCCGGCCACACACAGTTGCTTCAAGCACTCAAAGAGAGTCACTCGGTAACTATTGGACTCGATGTAGTTCATGATGATTCGCTCTACCATTGAGAGACCCTCATCGACCTTGGCGAGACCCTCAGCGTCACCCAGAAGGTTCTTCGCTTCGTATTCACTAATGGTCAGCTTCATCCATGACTGCATCGGGAACAGGGCCAGCATCAGTTTGGACGCTAGGTTGTTCAGGCCACGAGCACCTACGGATTGCCACGGAGTTGTGTAATCGGTTGATGCGTTATCGGAGTCCTTAGGGAACAGCGAGGGAATCGTGTACTGCGCACAGGACTCTGCTCGTGTCTCGTAGGGCTGTCTATCGTTCTTCAGACGGTCGTATACCGCCTTGGCTCCTTCCTCTGCGAAGCCTTCGAGTTTAACTTCTGCCATTTGTTAGCCCTCCCCGTAACCAATCATAAGTTAATCCCACCGCCTGAGATGCGGGAAACTGAGAGGGATTTCTTACCGGACGCACGAGTTTTCTTCTTGCCAGACTCGGTGTCTGCTGAAGACTCAACGTCCTCCACGACCTCTTTCGGTGCTTCCTGAGGTGCTGCCACCTGTGTCTCAGCGGCTGTCTGCACGTTCGGTGCATCTGCTGCCAGACCCACGGCCTTGAGAGGAGCCTTGACTACCTTGGAGATAGCCTTCTTGATTTTCTTGAACAGTCCCATGTTAGCCTCCTAAAGCTGACTTACGGATTTTACTACCTGACCCTGTAGGCTCAGTCGTCTTGGCCACCTTAAGTGACTTACGCCCTGACACCTCAGGAGTGGTGCTGTTTGGGTCCTCGTCGCCACCGTACTGGATACCCTTAGGTTCCTCAGTGAGCGGAGCAGGCTCAGGGACAGTTGTTGTGTCGACCTTAGGTGCTTTCATCTTAGGTGAGAAACACATAATCAATCTCCTTCTTTGAGTGCACGCTGACGTCCCTCCATCTCATCAAGGACACGCGAAGCCATGTAGTGGCCATACAGTACCCCGGAGATGAACTCCTCACTGTGGCCAGCCTCACGCAGCTTGCGGACCTCTGACTGATACAGGAAGTCAGCATTGAAGCGAGACTGTAGGTACTCCTTGACAGCTCGCGGTACGTCAGGAAGGTCATTAGGATTGTTAAGGATGTGCTCTATAGGTTTTAACATTTGAGTCTCCTCTTTAAGTAATCTTTAAGTAATAATCATAATGGGCACTTCCCTATAGTGCTACCTAATTAGTGCCCATGAGTTTATCACTCTGCTTTGTGCTCGACTATCTGCTTGATAATCAAGGCCAACATCCAGAGACCACGAGCGATTAAGCCCATGGTCAGGACGATAAGAATCAGCTGCCCGGTTGCCATAGAGTAATCTCCCCAGTCTCGATGTTGTACTCATCAGAACGGAGGATGCGAGCCATCTGGCCCTGCTTGATTACTTCCTCTTCGGTCATCCCTGCTTTGGCACCAATGGACTTAATGCAGTCCCAGAGCGTCTCTCCGGCCTCTGGAGCGCGTTTCACCCACTTGGTTACCTCTTGGCCCTTGTTCTTACCGGACTTCAGCACGGACGTTACAGGCTCCACAATGAAGGGTTCCTTGAGGAAGTCCTCAGCGGTATCGCCCCATCCGGGAATCCCGCCGTAACCATCGGTGATGTCACCCTTGATAGTCTGGAAGAGGTGCCAGTAGTCGGCTGTCTCCTGAGTCTGTACGAGGATGTTACCAGTGGTACACCACAGGAAGTCGCAATCCGGGATGGTCTTAAAGTCCTTGTCACAGGAGACCAGTACGGCCTTCTCATAGTGATACGGGAGCGGATTAGACCCAATGATGCCCATCACGTCATCACCCTCAAGCTGAGGCTCAAGGACGCACGTGTAGGTCTCGAAGACGTACTCAAGGAACTCGAAGTAACCCACAGGCTTCTTAACTACTGCGCGGTTCTCTTTGTACGTTGGGTCCACCAGCAGCTTGCGCCAGTTGACACGGTCGGTGAACGCTAGGACAACGTCTGCATTCTTCCATGCCTTCTTGCGGCCCTTGTAGGACTCAATGGAGTTCTCCAGAATCTCGCGGGCCTTGGCGTGGTCACAGCAACGGTGCCAAATCTCCTCCTCCCACGAGGCATCGAACTCAGCGGCACTCATGGCTTGGAACACCAACCAGTCACCATCCATCACAAGGACGCCTTTGGCAATCTTCTGGGTCGCCCGGTAGTCACTGAAGGATAACAGTGTGTGCTTACTCATTCTTTAACTCCTTGAATTTAAAACCCATCTTCGGGTCGTGAAGGTCCTTGTGGGAGACATGGGACTGGCGCAGCATGTACCCATCCTTATAAAACCAAACGATGCCACCAGCAGTTTCCCAGCGTGATCTAGGTTCCAACGGGTGTACGAACACCATTCGCTTACTCATAAGCAACCTCCATGGGTCTTAAGGAATTTCACTCCGGCACTTGTAACTTCCCAAGCGCCACCATTACGACCACTCATGGTCAGACACGAAATGTGACCACGGCTCGCAGCCTCAGCGACTAACGCAGCGTTGTTGCGCACGTAGTTCGACTGGAAGGACTTAGGGCAGCCCTTGAGGGCCGCCAGAACTTTGAGGTACTCACTCACTTGGTAACCCTCACGATTGCCGGGGAGAAGCGCATATGTTTCTTCTCGTTAAACGAAAGGTCGTCATGTGCCTCTTTGACCATTGAGCGCAGACCATGTCGGATGCAGTACGCAGCCGCTTCATCAGGTCCACCGTTTAGTGCTGCCTCAAGGAAGCCCAGCTTGAAGTTGTCCACCTTCTCACCGTTGGCGACCATCCGTGCAACACGCAGAACGGTCTCGCTCAGGTTCTTCTCAGACTCGCTGTCAATGACGCTGGTAACCTCAAAGGTCACTTTAAAACGCTTGGTAATAGCCATGATAAATCTCCTGTATTATTAGTGACATACGGCCCAGTTCGGACCCATCTTACCTTCTGTATCCAGACGGCAACGGAACTTAAAGTGGTCCCCCACGTTACGCATAGCTTGCTGTGCAGTGTCAATCACCTGCTGTGCAATCTCTGGGGTTCGGCACGCTACTTGAATCTCATCGTGGACCCACGCCATGTACGCAAAGTCGCCATCCCAGCCGTGCTTCAAGCCAGCCTTGAGAAGTAACTCTTCAGTCTCGACAATCCACAGCTTACAAATGAGCGCACCCGCTGACTGAAGCAAAGTGTTGAGCGCGGAATGTGGTGACCGTACGTGTACCTTTCTTCCATCCAGTCCCTTAATCCAGCGTCGTTTCCACTTGACCTTCTGCTCTCCGGCAACCCATCGGGATGACTCGACGAGGGTCTGCTGGATTCCTTCACGCAACGCTGCGATTGCTGGGGTGTTCTCAAGGAATTTCTTCTTGAGTTCCTTTCCGCGTTCCTTACCTGCTCCCACAATCTGTCCAATCTTTTCGTCTCCAGCACCATAGAGGAAACCGTAGATGAATGTCTTGGCGTTATCACGTGTTGGCAACTCAGCCGCCGTTTGGTTGACTGTGTGGATATCACCGTTGAGAATGACATCCGCATATGCCCCGTCGTCGTACTTAGACATGAAGTGTGCCAGACAACGGAGTTCGAGTCCGCTGGCGTCGATGCCTGCTTGAATCCAAGGTTGTCCGGTAAGTCCGTCCAAGTGATGCTCTGCGCCGAACGCTGCTCGACAAGGCTCACCATACGGCGAACGAACGCCCGGAACTTGACCAAGGTTAGGGAAGCTATGCGTTGCTCGCCCTGTAACTGCACCATTAGGGTTAACACTTCCATGGATTTTACCATCCTCTTGAACGTAACGTAGCCACGCCTTGTCTCCCTCAGCCGCCTGACCGATGCGCTTCTGTATCATCAGGTACTCTTTGATGAGGTCGATGCAGCGCTGCTTCTCTGGGTCTTCCACACGAACGTGCTCAAGGACCTCGTCGTCTACCTTAGGTGCACCTTTATCGGTGAACTCTGTGGGGACCCATCCGGCTTCCTTCAGCTTGAGTGCAATATGGTCACGGCTACTTGGGTTAAACACAACGTGCTCTACTGGTGTGTACGGAGCGCCCTCTACGTAATCCCGAGTGTCCAGCTCGCAGGGTTCACGACCCTCTCGTTGAGCTTTGTTCTTGGGTTTCTTGTAGATGGCACCTTGCTTCGGGTACTTCACTCGTGGGTATTTACCCAGAGGCTTCCCGGTGCGCGGGTGCAGGAATAACTCAGTGCCGCCCTTAGGTTGATACCAAGTTCCGAAAGTGTCGGTAAGTGTCTGAAGTAGTACAGAACGACGACCAGCGAGTTCTACGTAGAGTTCCTCAATGGCCTTGGTGTCGAACGGGAATCCGTTTCGTTCCTGCTTAGCGAGTAACCAAGCTGCCCGGTGTTCCAGCCACACGGCCTCGCAGGAATACTGCCAGAATGTCACAGCATCGTGCATCCACCAGTTATCCCCGCAACCAGCAGCCGGGGGGAAGTAGTGCTTGTCGCTCAGTAGTTTCTCTAATAGCGCCTTGGTGACCACAACGTCCTGAACGTTATACGCCATCATCGGCTCGTTAAAGCTAATCCACTCAGCACCATCCACGTACTCCTCACCCTGTTCCTCAAGGAGCTTCTTGAAGTCGTCCTTGTACTCACCCTTCATCTCGCCTAAGCGGTAACCCCACGCCTCCAGAGCGTGAGACCCGAAGCGCTTACCGGGTAACTTACCGGAACGCAGCAGGGCCATGTCGGAGTCCCTAATGTTCGCATACAGCAAACGACTAAGCACCAGTGTATCCACTACGTTCTCACGCGGCAGGTGGAACTCTCGGTTTAACTGGAGCTTAGCCAGCTTGGTTAACACTGGGGCATCGTACTTGTGACCGTTGTGGAATACAATGAGACCACCACGAGCCACCTCGGCTTCCAACGCATCGAGATACGATGCGAAGTCCCAAGGTCGATACGATACGTACTCGTCCGTGCTGTAGTCATAAATGACACCACAGTGGAACTGAGTGACTTTCTCTAAGAGGTTGTTAGCCTCGATATCGGTTACTAACATAGTGGTCTCCTGTTGCTTAACGACGCCCGATGAAATACTCACGCGGACGGATTGTCAGTTTGCTGTTCAATACGGTGAACCTCGAGTTATGTACATCAACACCTAACCAACCAACGTTGCGAACATGGGACACCACTGAGTATGTTTCTCCTACTGACCGGATGTACACAGTACCTCCCAGAGCTTTATCCTCCCACGTTGCCAGCTCGCCAGCCTTCAGTGGGGCCTTGTGGTCACTCCACTTTGGCGCAGGTTTCTGCCAGCCCTTATGCGGGTCATGTGTCCACCCTAAGTTATACAGGATGTTAACAGCAGCAACCTGTCTGGACTCGTGAATCTTAACAGCTTCCAGCTCTTTGGTCAGCTTCTCGATGTCTGCACGGATTTCTTCAGGTTTACGCATGGTATGCTCCTCAATATGTTGTGTATGATAATCATGAAGGCCACTACATATAGTAATGACCTTGAGTTTATCACTAGACTTCTGACGCTTCGGCCAGACGTACGGACGTTTCGCCGACCTCTTTTGTCAGGAGTGCCTCACGAACTTTGTCTTCACCCACAGCCACAGTCGCCGCTACGGCTACGGATGCCAGCAGTCGAGCTGCCTGAACATCGTCGAGGGTCACACGCTGAGTATGCGAACGGTTGTCGCTCTTTGCCTTCCAGCGGTAGACCAGAGTGACCTTGTCGTTGCGAACGTTGATGTGAACCTTGCGGCCCCACTGGTCTACAGTGTCTGACAGCTGAATGGTGTTACCGGGGAATTTAGCTTTGGTAGTCATTATTAGTCTCCTTTAAATGCAGACGTAGTGTGCTGCCACTCCCATGGTGTCATAGAGTTTATCGTACCAATCCTTGCCGCTCTGCTCACAAATAATGTAAGCGTCCTGTTGCGTCGGTGCGGTAACTGGGACCTGTGAGATTGTCTGGCCGCGGCCTGATATTAGGGTTAGGACAAGTATCACGGTGTGCATTTAGCCTCCGAAGAACTCTTTAAGTTTCTGAGCTTTGAGCGCTGTCTTAGCCGCCTCTGCGGTTGCATCCAGAGATGCTTGACGTGCCTTGTCTGCGGCTTTAGCCAACTTAGCGGCAGCTTCTGCTTCCACCTTGGACGCTTTGTCCAGTGCCTTAGCTTCACGGATGTACAGCGCGATGACCAGACGGCCTAAAGTTTCGATAAGTTTAAACATGATGATTCTCCTATTTACGATTGAAGTCTCTGTACATTCTTTCTCTGAATGCTTCGAGCGTTGGACAGCAGTGCTCACAGGAGCACCACTCGTCGTGTTCAGTAGTCGTCTTCTTCGTGGCCTTCCCAGCCAGCATCTCCCTCTCCTTCTCCGCCAGTGTAGCTAGACGGTTCAAGGAGTCCGGTCTTTTCGTTGTACTCCATGTACCCCGCAATGCCAACGCCAATACCATTAAAGCGACACTTGAGAATACGAAGGAGGACAAGATTAGGCATGTCCCCTTGCTGATTACGCTCAAGGGCAATGATAGTATCAGAGAGTTGGCGCAGAGACCCAGACCCACGCAGGTCAGTAATGGAAACAGCACGTCCTTCTTCATGAGCTTTACCTTTCTCCGGGTTCTTCAGGTGGCAAATAACAATAAGTACCACTCCGGTTGACTTAGCGAACCCTTTCAGCTTGGTCATGAGACGGTCAATCATCTTGCGCTCATCGGATTCCTCCGAGGCTGACACTACGATTGAAATGTGGTCCAGAATGATTACGTCACAGTTCAACCCTGTGCGCATGTAGTGCAGCTTGGCCAGCAGGCGGTCCACCTCAGCTTCCGCAAAGGAGTCGTAGAGATGGAACTGGTCGGTGCCATACAGCTCATCGAACCATTTGTCATACGTCCCGTCCTCTATCAGCTTCTGCTTGAACTCACGAGGTTGCTGCCGTAAGCGGATGCCGTTAGCAATCCCTAGGACATCCTCCATCGTCTCCTCTACGGACTCCTCAAGCATCGCCATGCCTACCCGAAGTCCTTGCCCTCTAGCGAACCCTAGGGCCTGCTGTCGAACGAACGTAGACTTACCCATTCCTGACCCAGAAGTGACCATGATGACTTCGCCACCACGTGCTCCTAAGGTTCGGTCGTTCAGTCCCGGACACCCAGAGAACAAGTAGCCTACGCTCTGCTCGCTGGTCATGGCCTCACGCACTCGGTCCTTCATGGACATCGCACCGATAACACCATCAGGGACCCACGGTGCTGCGTTCCATATCTGGTCGAGAACCTCCTTGCCCTTGCCTTTGAGTAAACACTCGTTGGCGTCCTTCTCGGTAAGCACGGCCACGTGGACCTTGCCGGGAGGGAGAACCTGAGCTGCTTCCTCCACAGCTGCACGACCCGGATCATCCATGTCGAACATCAGGATAATCTGGTCGAAGCTATCGAAATACTCATAGTTTGCACTGCAAGTTTTCTTAGCGGCTGACGCACCGTGACCGAGAGAAACCACAGGCCACTTACAATCCTGAAGCTGCATCACGGTCAACATGTCGATTTCACCCTCAGTAATGACAATCTTCTTGCCACCATTCCATAGGTGCTTACCGAACAGTGCGTCCCCTTTGTGGGACCCTCGGGTAGAGAAGTTCTTCTCCTTGTCCCGCAGCTTCTGAGAGACGATGGAGCCATTCTGGTCACGATAGTCGGCCACTTGGTAGGCCGTGCCACGGACCTTGGCGACCCAGTAGCCAGCCTTCTGGCATGTCGCCTTTGAGATACCGCGAGCCGTCAGGTCAGTGTACCGACCGTCACTCTCACCGAATACCAATAAGCCTGAACCTTGTGTATTCATCCCGTAATTCCCTCCTTTGGGTCTTCTCGATGATAACTTTTCGGTACGTTCCTCTGAGCCTCTCACTCGGTGTTGACACACGAAGCAATACTCATGCCCGTCAGAGTACACTGAGTTACCATCAGAAGAACCACAGTTTTCGCACGGAGCGTGGAACAGGAAGGTACTCTCCTGACCGTCTTCTTGAGAGTCTCCGTAACTCATAAAGCCATCCCGTCAACACACGACATGAAGAACGCTATGAGGAAGGTAACACCCCACAGTCCGAGTAAACCGTACGCCATTAGTGGGATTATGTCGAAGTCTTTTAAGTTGTTCATAAAGTAATCTCCGTTGGTGTGGCCAGTCCGGGAATCGAACCCGAATGAAACGCAGCGCTACGCCAAGTGCACCTTAGCCTGACCATAATTTATACAGAGTGTGCGACAACAGGGAAACGCAATTGTCTCCCTGTAGTGCTACCTAATTATCTACTCTTGTCCATCGCTGAACCATTCCTTGTTGATACAGTAAAGCGTACTAACTATCAGGATTGGTAATCCTAATATGATGAGAGCCTGAGTAACCATATCAGCCCCTGTCAGAAGTGACCAGCTCGTTCTTCTCCCACCAGCGCTTCAGGTCGAAGCTCGGGCAGGCTTTAGGCGCTACGTCGTGGTGTGCCATCAGAACGGCCCCAGAGTATTGCACCTTCAGTTCTACCAGCAGTGAACGTAGCGACTGCATTTGGGCTGGCGTGAAGTTTGCCTCAGGGTTGCCCTTGGCGTCGATACCACCCACCAGACACACACCGACCGAAGTCGAGTTGTATCCCTTGACGTGTGAACCTACGGCATCTTGGTCTCGTCCCGCCTCAACGGTACCATCGCGACGGATGATGAAGTGATACCCTACGTCTAACCAGCCCTGCTCTTTGTGCCACTGGCGAATCTCACGGACACCTACGTCCATGGTTGCCTTGGTGGCCGAACAGTGAACGAAAATCTGAGAGGTCTCCTGTCGCTTAGTGAATTGAACCTTGGCCATACTTACTTTGCTCCTTTCTTCTGCTTGAACTTGCCGAACGGTACATCACGCTTCGGCTCCTTCAGCCAGTCTACGGGAATCAATTTGTCGGCAAACAAGATGTTATGCTTCTCACACCACTCAGCGTAACTGGTTGGTGACCCTTTGTAAATCTTAGTGCGACTCGAAGAGAACACTAACCGGATGTCTAACTCCGGGTGCTGCTCACGAATCAGTAGGTGCTTCTTGCGGTCCTCGGCTTCCCAGAGACCCTTAGTCTCCACGAAGATACCGTTGGGCAACAAGAAGTCTGGAGTGTAAAGGTGATCACTCGCAGGAATAACGTAAGGGATGCGCCACAATTCATAGTCGAACGTGACGCCCTTTGATTCTAACTGCTTGGACACCTTGTCCTCAAGGCCAGACCGGAAGGCACCCACCTTCCGAATCCCTTTGGCCCCATAGCCAGCCATTAGAAGTCATCGTCTTCTTCGGCTTCGCCCCCGTCCACCTCTTCCTCGCCAGACCAGTCTTCCGGGTCTTCCTGAGGTTTACGGCTGCGAGATTCGTCAGCTTCATAACCGCCTTCTACGGCTTCGTCGGCCCAGTCGTCTTCGCCACCACCAAAGGTAGCCAGTTCGACCAGCATTACGCCTTCCAGCTGCAACTTAACGGAAGCGCCCGCTACCGCAGACCAGCCATACGGTACCAACGAGAAGCGAATCTTCACTTTGGAACCACCGCCGATGATCGGAACGTCTTGGATGCGCTTGCCTTTGGCGTCAACTACGCCCAGAACAATCTTCTTGGTCTCGCCAGTCTTCTTGTCCTCGTACGAGCCGTAGCACTTGAAGTTGAACGTTGTGGTACCATCACCGTTGTCGAAGAACGGCATGTCGCCTTCATATGGCTTCAGAGGTTTCTTGCCCTTCTGAACCTTCGGCGGGTTCGCTTCGTGCGCTTCCAGACGTGCAGCGTAGTTTTCCTCGTGGGTCTTAACGATGAGGTCTACCAGCTCCTGACAGTCTTCGTTCTTGAACGTTACGGAACCTTTGTAGGTACCGCGTGGGTTCTCAAAACCCTCACCGCCATAGTCCGGCTTGTTGAAGTAAGCGTAAGGCTCACAGGTACCAATCTTGGTGGTGTAAATCTTCTTCTTAGCGAATGCCATGATGAATCTCCTTTAAGTTTAAACAGAAAGAGGGACAGCCTGTGTCCCTATAGTGCTACCTAATGACTACAGGTTGAACCCGAAATTAGTATCCGGGCGTACCCGAGTCACTTGTCCTAACTCTTCGTACTCCGCATCGGCAACTTCGAGGGCCTCCTCAAGAGACCCAGCGTGTACCGGGAGTTCATACGAAGCGTTAGCTGACTCAACCGTTACGACAAACTTTTGCATCTTCTAGCTCCTTCCACATGTTATACAGGGTGATGTACGCAGGGTCTAGCGTCTTCTCGTACATCTCGCGACACCAGTCACTCGGGTTCATTACTAAGAATCTCCTCACTAAGAATCTCCTCAATGAACTCGAGCTCCTCCTTGGTGAAGTCCTCAGTCTGGTAGATTCTGAGGAAGTCCTTGGCCCAATACTTCAGGATTTCAATACGGCTGGGTGTTAACTCAATCATGGCACAGACCCTTATGTTTGTTATACAGTTCAAGATAGAAAGTGGCCTTCGCCATGTCTTTCTCTAAGGTAGCCAGCTCGGACTTCTTCCCGGCCCTAAGGCGGTACTTGAGGATGTTCCCGAGGCAATACCCTTTGAACATCTCTTGTGTCATGCTACGAGCAATCACCTCGATGGCCTCGACACCCTCGAACAGTTGGTAGTGACTTGGCTGCTTGACACCGTCGTCGGCACCTTTTGTATCCTTGCTGGCCTGCATCGCACGTACTTCCCCGATAGTCATTAGTTTGTCTTTGAGAGGACATTCTCCGCACGGTACTTTACTACATAGGATACCATCAACGCACTTCGTGGAGTCCTTGCGGTGAGTATTCTGGGCAACCAGCAGGTTAACCACTTGAATTTCACGTTCAGTCATTGACCACCTCCTTGATGCGCTCCCAGAACAGACGAAGGCGTGGCCACTTGGTTACCACAACTGGTACGAAAGGACGGCTCTTAGTCTGAGCCAATTCGTAGAGACCGCGAGTAACCAAGATGTGCACACGAGGTGCCAGCTCGAAGGTGTCGCCGATACGTGGAATCTTACCGTGGCGCTCAGAGGCCGCTACAGTGCTGCGGTCCTCCCGGCGAACCGAGAAGATACCGTTGGATTTATTGAAGTGTAAGCGCATGGTTATGCTCCTTTAGGTGGCTCGTCATTCATTGACCACACGATAGCCGCGAGGATGAACACGATGATTAGAATCAGGTTGATGGACATATTGTTGTCTCCTATAGTGCTACCTAATTACATCTTAACGGTAGGGTCCGCCTCGGTACCACGCCATTTGTCGAACGATGGGTGGCGCAGAGAGCCATCTGGAGTTTCCTCCATGTATTTGATTTGGCACGCCCAGCCGTAGTAAGGGTTAACCTCTTCGTCTTCCTGACGTTTAACCTCAGCGGTGAACTCCTCCATAAGTGCCTGCGAGATGTTGTTGGCGGATACCACTCGACCAGACTCAAGGAGAACCTCGAAGCCAATCACCTTGCCCTCGTTGGCAAGACCGGGAGTTCCCCAGTTGAGTCCCACAACGACACCATCAGCATCATTCTCTGGCTTCATCTTCCACCAGCCGGACTTCTTACCGCGCTTATAGATACCGCGAGGGTCCTTTACCACCAGACCTTCGTGACCTTCTTCCCGTTTCTGTCGGTACAGCGCTTCGAGTTCGTCCATGTCGTAAACTTCATGGGACTCCGAGAGGCACCACTCGACTTCAGGGAAGTGGTCTTGCAGGACCGGTAAGGCTACCTTGACATGCTCAAGGCGGAGGAGGGTCATCACGTTGTAGTCATCACCGGACTCGATAATGTCAAGCGGAATGATGTCGTAGAGGACAACTTTGAGTTTGCCCGTCTGTAGGCGGAATGGAGTTTTGGTTCCCCATAACTTCTTATCGAAGTCAAGAAGGGCGCGGGTGTCAAACTTCATGTTCTTTTCTTTCAGGTACTTGGTGCGCAGCAGGCCAGACCCGGTGTTGAAGTCCACACCTTTGACCATGAGTTCGCCGTCAAGCATGAAGCCATCCGGGAAAATCCAGCGGTCATCTTTCAGTAACTTCTGCCAGCGCTGGTCGAAACCGTTGAGATGCTCAAGGGCTGGAATGGTCTTTGAGACCCGGCTGAGCCACGCTGCGTTGGCCGTGTTGTCTACGCAAATGTTCCCGCGTACGCCATCGTGCTTGGTGTCCGCAATGAGGTAACCGGAAGTCTCCAGCGCCTTCTCGATAGCAGAGCGAACGAACGATACGGCCTTATAGGGGTTGGTCTTAATGTTCATAATGAGGATGTCTCCGAAGTGTAGTGTTCATTTAGTGTGCAATAAGCAATCATAAAGGCCACCGGAATCCGATGACCTTGAGTCTGCCTATAGTGCTACTTAATCATTTCCAACTTGAGTAGTCTGCTGTGAGTTTTTCCAGCCAGTCTGACGCTGAATCAATCGACCAGCGACTGAACCGCTTACTTATTAGAAGTGACCCGCGTGGCTCAAACACGTTGAATAGCACGGTGTTAGTGAACGGGTCATCGAGCATGACCACATGCAGACATGTTTCATCTAGTAATCTGCGCTCCGTTGCTCCTAAGCGCGACCACTGTGAGGTGCTTCCATCAAAAAGCCATCTTTTTTCCGTAGCCATTTGTTACGCTCCTACGAAGTATTTCTCTTGGTTAACAATGCTATCACCCTTCGCACTACGGAAGGAACCCTTCACGCCACCGCCTCGTTGCGTCTTGTTCAGCTTGCGTCCCTTAGGGATATAGCCCTCGGTCTGCTGACGTTCACGGTTACGCTCGAAGTTGATTGTGTTCTGATACATGGTGTTACTCCTGATTGTGATAGTAAGGGACATTCATGAAGGCCACCAGACGATGACCTTGAGTATGTTCCTATAGTGCTACCTAATCACGCCTTGCCGTGGCGGAACTCGATGCGTCCTACTACTTCGCTCTTGTAGTAGACGAACTGCTTACGCTCGCCATTGGTGCACAGCTGGTCTATCAGGTAGCGGTCATCCAGCTCTGTCCAGCGGAGTGACTTAACGTGCAGACCACATGGGCCAAGTCCTAACTTAAAGATGGTCTTAGAGTGGGTGCCGTCCGGTAACACTGCGGTGAACTTAACGTGAATCAGGTCGGAGACCATCATCAGCTCGTCTTGTGCTTCCTTCAGCGACTTGCGGAGGAACTTCATGCGGTCCCGCTGACGTTCACGAAGCTCGTTCACATCGCGCACCTTCTGTTTCTCGCTCTCAAGCTCGCTCTCTAACCACCGCACCTGCTTATTTAGTGATACCTTATCGTCAGACAAGCGGCATATCTTATCGTGCAAGCCATCTGTGTACTCCTCGGTGCGCTTGGCTTGCTTCTCAAGGGCGTACTCGCAGACACCGAGTCGTGTGACGGCCCTTACTAACAGGATGATTAATACGATTAACAAGATGGTTACGACTATTGAGTAAAGCATGGTGTGCCTCTTTAAGTATTCTTTAAGTTAAGACTTTAAGTAATGGAACCCTCGGTCATTCGAAGGTTCCCTATAGTGCTACCTAATTACCGGAGACCTCACGCAAACGCGAAGTCAGACTCTAAGATATCGCGCAGATTCAGGTCACCCTTGGCTGGTACCGCAGGCATTTTGTCCAGTTGAGACTCGTGCAGCTGGTCAGCGAACTGGTCATAAAAGTCAGCGATTACATCGTTGTCCTCGTAGGTCTTGACCATCGTCTCACGGACCGCCTTAAAGAGATTCCCAGCGTCTGCCGGAATGGTCCCGAAGGAGTCATGAATGAGCGCGAAGGAGTCAATCCCGTAGACCTCGTTGGCGTGGACTACAGTCATGCGTAGGTGGCTACCGTCCTGTGAGTGCACAAAGTTAGGCGCGATGCCAGACTCCTGCTTGTGCGCATCAATCTCCTTAGCGTCCCCTTTGTTGTACGTCATGAACACGTTGGCATGACCCAAGAATGTCAGCTTCAGGCGCGCTTGGTCGCGCTTGTGATATTCCTGCCACACCGGGAAGCCGTCTGGTGTTACCCAGTGGATTGCGCAGCGTTTACGGAGCACCTCTTTAGTCTTCTTGTCCTTGACTTCAGCGGCCAGCAGCTTAGCGGCAGACTTCAACCAGTTCATAGCCTCGACAGCGGCCACTACTGTCACGGTCACAGCGTCCCAAATCAGCTTAGCCATATAGCCAGCCGCTTGGTTAGGGTGCGTAAACATCAAGCCCTCGCCGTTGTCAATAGCTGGCTGGATGGTATCCTCAAGAACTTGCTGGCGGAAGCCAAACTCTTTGGAACCATACGCCAACGTCATGACGGAACGCTTAGTCACCTTGCGGGTCACTCCATACTGCAACCACTGAGTAGCCAGTGCGGACTCACCCAGCGTTACCTTCTCGCGGAACTCGCCAGTCTCTTTATCGGCAATCTGCTCGACCACCGTCTGAGACCCGTTGACAGCGTGCTGCTGGAGCACCTCGTTAACCTTGTCTGCCACAATCTTGTAAATATCCTGCACGGTGTCAGAAGGCAGCAGGTTAACAGCACGACCACCGATTGAATCGCGGAGCATCGCACTGAAGTGCTGAATCCCAGAGCAAGACCCGTCGAACGCCAGCGGCAGAGAGCAGTTGTAATTCAGGCCGTGGTGCTTAACGCCTGCGTACTCAAAGCAGAACGCTAGGAAACAGAATGGCGAATCTTGCTGGGTCCACCAAGTGTTATTCAGCGGGTCCGCTGCGCTTGCCAGAATGTTGCCCTCGTTCTCTTCGATGAACTTGATGCGCTCAGGGAAGGGAACCTTGTCGACGCCTGCACAGTTTGCACCGTGAATCTTCAGCCAGTAGAACCCATCGAGACCGATTGGCTTACCTTTGGCCAGCGTCAGCATACCTTTGGTCATGTCGTTACCCTGTGGGTTGAACATGCTCACAGCGTACACACGTCCGCGCCAGTCCATGTTGTACGGGAACCAGATGGCCTTGTGGTTAGCGAACTTGTTGGCCTGTGCTACCATGAACTCCATTGACAAACGGCGAGACTGGCGGGCCTTGTCCTTACGGTAGACCGCTGCGGCCTCCTTGCGCCATGCCTTACGTGCCACCTCGTTGGTGTCGATATCGTCCGGGCGTGGTGGTAACTCTTCACGTTCAATCGCTGGGACGTCAGTAACCGGGCAGTGCTTCCAGTTGATAATCTCGTTGACTACCGCCAGAACCTTCTTGTTCACCTTCCACGGCGTGTTTTGCGCGAGGTTGACCGCCTTGTATACCTCGGGCATGTGTACGTCTGCGTATCGGCGCAGTGCCTTCTTGGAGTGGGTACGAACCAGTGCCAGCGGGCGACGACCGACTGACCAGTAGCCACCGCCTACGGTTTCAACCCAAGGTTTCGGAGGGACTACGCACGGTTGGTGCATCGGGCTGATACCTGCGAGTGCGCCCGCTCGTTTACTCAGGAGTTCCACGAAGGCCGGAGCCAGCTGGACCATCTGCATACTGGTTACATCATCGGAGCCATCGGCCATCTTGTTCTTGGTCATTTCCACCAGACCAGTCCCCTCAATGAGTAGCTCCAGCAGCTTGGTCCCTACGTGCATCTGCTCGTCAGTTTTCCAGCTCGCCCAGTTGTCGCCGCCCAGCATCCCTTTGGATATCATATCGGTCTCGACTACCTGCATGAAAGCCTTCTTGTACACGTGGCCTACTCGCTTGTCCAGCTGGTCCGCTACGTTCTTCTTGAAGTATGCTGCTTCCTGCTCACGGATACGACCGAAGCGGGCCTCATCCTCAAGGGCCTTGCCTAACTGCGAGGACACCTGCTGGATAGTGGCCTTTGAGGCGTCTGTGAGCGTCCCTAAGACGACCTTAATGGTTAGCAGTGCGATTGCCTCACTGGACACTCCGCGCTTCTCCTTGAGCACCTCAGCGCCCATGCTAACAGCTAACTCTGAGGCGACGCCGTGCTTAATCGGGTAGTATGCGCGAGGCTTCTTACCGCGAGCGTTTGCTTGCTCCTCCTTCCAGTCGTCAATGCGCTTGGTCAGCTGCGGGTGCAACGTTAGGACCAGAGGCTTCGCGGCCACGTTGTCAGCGAACTCGCCAGCTTTCACCTGACGCTCTAACATCTTCAGGAAACGCTGCTCGCCCAGTTCGTATGCTTCGTGTTCAAGTGCTAACTGCTCACGTGCCAGCTTGTCCCCGTAGTGCTCGCTGAGAATGTTGTACGGAATAGCGGCTAGTTCAATCTCTGAGAAGTCATTACGTGCAATGTTTAATGCGTTCATTGTGTGCCTCTTTGTGAATAAAGTTTATCTATTGGTGCCTCGCATCGGAGACACCTAAGATACACCTCGTTAACCCATAAGTCTACCCTGAAGGTAGTTGTCGACTGGCAACGGCTTGCCCATTTGTATAGCTAGGCCCGGTCCCATTTGCCATGCCAGTACGCGCTCCTCGACTTTCGCAAGGTCAAACTTTAGGGCGTTTACATGATACTCCTCACGCTCACGTTCACGCTCCTTACGCCACCTAGCGGCGGCTTTGACGCGGTTTCTGCGGGCCTTGTTGTTGGCCCTACGGGCTCGACACAACGTGCTGTCACGGTCCCGCTTAGCCTTGTTGCGCTTACAGCGTTCAATCATCTTGTCGTGCGCTATCTGCTCAATCTCTGCGAGCAGTTCCTCAGGTTCCAGTGAGAAAGGCTCACGGTCCCGGTCCGCTGAGAATGACACCGGGTCGGTAATCACTGGCTTGCCGTCTTTGGTGAACATAATGTTACCGCTGTGCATATCGAAGGATGCAATCCCGTAGAAGAACTTGTTAATCATCTTGCATGTCTCGACGAAGGGTAATTCCTTCTCTGCGCCATCAACATCGCCCAGCTCTGCATCAGAGTTCTCCACAAAATAGTTAGCTAGGTCCGCGTAATGCTCGTGCGTCGCGTTGAAGCGCCTCTTGCATGGTTCCAACTCATCAAGTACCACCGTATAGCACCCAGCGTGACGCGCTACGTGATAGACGTTAGGGATGCCTGCCCGACCTTGGTGCATCCGGCAGAAAGCCACGTAGGCGGCCCCTGAGTCCTCTTTCTTAAAGCCAACCTTAATGACCCTACCCGGTAACAGTGCGTGCTTAAACGCTGCGCTGAAGTGGCCATTGCCTAACAGTGAGAAGCCAGCATCTAGCGCCTTGAGTCTCAAAGTGTGCCAATAGTCCTGAAGTTCAAGACCCCAATCGCTGTTCGTATCGTCACCGTCGGACGTCTCAGCGTTCACAATATCTGCGATGAGTGCTACCAGCAGCGGCTGGCGCTTGTCGAGTTCACAGATTGGTAGGTTACGGATGACGTCTAAGCGTTCTTGCATATCGGTGTAGTTCATTTGGTTGTTTCCTTATGGTGTGTGTCAGTGGTTTAGTTAGTTGCTACTCGTTTCCAGCCTACAGGAGACCGTATGTAGCCTTCTGGTATCCTCTCAGGGTGATAAAGCTCCGTGTACACTTGCTGCATTACCCATTTACGCTGCCTAGCTGGCAACCTACCAGCCCTTGCCGCAAGTATTCTCCTTGTCCTCTTCTCCCCGGACCCGTATGCCATCACCATCCGTGCAATCTTGAAGGCTTTCTTCAGGTCAGTGCGTTGCGACATAGAATATCCCCACTTTGTTTGCCTTAAAGCGGCCATTGGGCAGCCGTACAGTAAAGCGAGGCAAGAATCCCCACTTCATGTAACTGAATGATGCTTTGTGCACCTTGAGACCCTTACGAAAGTCCCGCACAAAGTACAGGACAATCAGGGCGTACACACTAATTACGAACAGGGTTATCATACATCACCTTGCGTGTGCGATAGGTCTGGGCCATCTGGGCCATGTAATAGCCGAACCAGTCGGCCTTTGCTTCAGGTATGCCAGCAGTGCACTCGCAGGCCGTCTTAAAGGCGCTACGGTATTCGTGCATGTCCTGCTGTGTGAGGCCATACTTAATCATCACAGTCCTCCTCGTCCTCTTCATACCAGACAATCCCAGAGTCGTTCAATACGTCGTTGTACAGCGCCTCATAGATGCGAGCCTGACAGATTCTGCTCACGTCCTTGGTGTCAGGAATGAGACCAGAGTCGTCGAACTCGTGGCAGATACCATCAGCAGCCATCACCGTGAAAATCTCACTGTAATAGTGCGGCACCTGACCGTCTACCACCTCGTGCAGTGCATCAGACCAATCGTCGTTCTCGGTGAGTTCATCGTACTGAATACGCTCGTTGAACAGTTTCACAGTAGCAGCTACAAGGTCATAGTAAGCGTTAGCGTTGCGTTCCATGGTGTATATCCTCAATGTTACGTTAGTGGTTATCAGTGTGGTTACTCTCAGGGTGACAGGACGTACCTTGCCAGAGACCTGAATGCAACCACTAGTTAAACACTATTATCATGGTGTACATATCAGCTTGACTAATCCATATTGTTAAAGAGCAATGCTAGTTGCCTAGCGGTACTTCGTGAATCTGTGGTGCATATTACGACTTGTTCATCGTTGAGTCAACCATTTTCGTATGTCCGGTTGATGGCTACTTGAGACCCTCAGTCTAACCAGATAACTCGCGGTATTGTCCGGTTGTTGATAACGTTGTGTCTGTCTCAACGGTTGCTAATGTCTCATAACGTAATCTGAATGTCAATACTTAAAGTTAAACTTTTAGTTAGACCTATGGTGATGGTTGTCTTTATGGTAATGGTCTCTTAGTAATACTTAGAGTGTCTCCTTATAGTGATACCTAATTGTTGTAGGTGTTGACAATGACCACTTAATAGTCTTATAGTGATAACTCACCGATACCCATATTGTCCCGCTCTCAGTGTCTCAGGGACTGCTAAACGA